GGTGTTTTCCCGCCTCCGGTCGGGATCACAACACAAGGGTTATTGTCCTTTGTCCGGAGGTGGGTATAGACCGCTTCGACCGCTGCTTTCTGATACGGTCTCAGCTCCATAGTCAGCCTCTCAGTTCAATGCCAGCATCGAGCAGCTCTGTTGCGATTTGCGCTTTGAGTTCACGGAGGCGCGGCCAGGAAAGTTTCAACTGCCGTTTGACAGTATCATCGGAGTAACCTTTGCTCCAAAGAAAACACATCATACGGATCTGGTCGTCCTCGATCTGAGCGAGATAATTACGAACGATGAGGCAGCGGGTGCAGCTATTTTGTCTGTTGTTCATGATCTTGAATCCTTATAAATGCCATACCTTTCGGCGGCATGGGCTTTTGTTTGATAATATGAATTTCTGCGATTTGAGAGTCGTCGGTAAACAGTCCGGCATGCTGGAGCGTGTCCTGCACACATTTCAGCAAGTTGTCGAGGTCTCGCCTCCGATAATCCGGGGGATAAAACTCCGCGTAGAGCTTTATCGGCCCGGCAAAAGGAGGTTCATTTGAGTTTCGGAACATCGCCACTACGTTCTCCCGGTACTGTCGGCCTTCACGACTTATCAGGACCTTTGGCCCGACGTGACGATAATAATGGTTTACTGACGGCGGCCAGGGAAGTTCAAATTCCCGGATCATCTGCCCCAGGGAGCAGGACCGTCAGCAGCGCTGCCCGGTGCAGGAGCCGGACGCGCAGTTTGAGATGCGACACCGCCAGCAGCCTCGAACCCGCGAATTTCGTTGGAGATCTCGCCAGTTTCGTTTCGGGTCGTACTGACATTGATAACCAGCGGCTTATTGTGCAGATCTTCGGTATATCTGATCTGCAAGGTTCCAACGGCATGGCAGATCGCGGACATTTCCTTCCGGGCAATTTCAACAGCCTTCTGGTTCTGGTTTTTCACATTGTGACGGGACCAAAGTTTGCGGCCTTTGAACTCGCCGTCAATGATCTCGTAAGTGAACTCCATATAACTGCCAGTCCCGGAACGAGTCGCTTTTTCCTCCGACTCGACGATAACAGCGTTATATTTCCCTTTGGGGATCGGTTCAAAACCAGTGGAGGGCGTAACTTCGGTAGCGTTAAATTCAAAATAAGGCATAGTGTTTTTCCTTTATATTATTTGTTATGCGAAACAGGGATTGAGTTGACATGCCGGGCGAACCGGCTTTTTTGAGTGTTTACGGATTGCGTTTCCCATCGGGCATCGCTCATGGAAGAAGTATGCTTTCCCACGATCTGTGTCCATAATGATCTGACAATCCTCTCCGGTGTGGATCAAGTGTCCGCAACGATCACACTTCACATCGAACTTTGCTTTGACGGATTCTGTATGGCGGCTCATTTTTTCGCCTCCATGAGAATGTCCATGAAAGCCTGCCAGGACAGCGGAATCTCCTCCGGCAAGTTGTACCGGTTCTTTGCCATGCACGCGGGGCCACAATTGGTCCGGAGAATACGATCTCCACCGCCAGCACCGATTGGAGCTGCAATTCCGCGTTCACCGTTAAAACCGCTGGACTCCTTCTGAACCCGGAAGCGCTTTGTAGCGAACATCGCGGCATCGGCCCATTCAGAAATCAGCCCGGCTGCAAGTTTATGCAAACGAGGTGAATAGCGATCGTAGGCGCTGGATTCCGGATCTTCGAAACGCTCAACTTTGGCATGAGCCAGGAGGATCACCGCCATGTTGCGCTTGTTGCGGAGCGCATCGAGAAGCGCGAGGATGTCGCGCCAATAATTGACGGCGATTGTGTAGCCATGTCCGAAACCTCCGTCAGCTTTTTCGATAGACCGGACACCGTAGGCCCTGCAAATATCGTCGAAAATCAGGCGTTCCAGCCAGTCGAGGCTGTCGATCACGACAGTTTGATAGGAGTGTTCTTCGTCGCGGAGAGCCTGGAGTGCACTGGTGACTTCCGCCAGGCTTTTAGCCAGGGGGAACTTTGCACAGTCGATTTCTCCCAGACCGTCCTCTGTTTGAATGAAGATCGGGGCCGGAGCATTTGCTCCGAAGGTGCTTTTTCCCACGCCCTCCTGTCCGTAGATCATGAGTCGGGGCGGCCGGTTGTCCCGGCCGGTGGTAATGTTTGCGAGAATAGACATTTTTTCTTCCTTATGGTTAAATGTTGGTGATAAATCGGAGTTCTTCGAAGCCGGTGGGCCAGGTGTTTGTGTAGCGGCATTTATGCAGGCGAGCGATCGCAGCCTTATTTTCCATTTCGGCCAAATCCAGCGCTTCCTCTGTGATGCGCCACACGCCGCAACGGAAAGGCTCACGCTTCTCGACCGCAATCACGTAGCAGGGACGATTTTCCCCGCAGCACTGACGAAGGACAGCCCGGTAAAAGGCGAGCTGGTAACCGTAGCCATAGCGCTTGAAATCAGATTCAAACCATTTCAGGTCGTCGCAGGTTTTCAAATCCACAATCCCGAACCGGCTGCTGTAAAAATCCATGCGGATCTGACAGGGTTCGCCTTCGTAGTCTGCCCGGATAACACCTTCTGCGACACCGTTTGCCAAGAGCTCGCTTGCTTCTGGATGCAGCCAGACTGATTGCTGAAGTTTGGAAATAAAAGCAAAGTCTTTTCCGGAAATAACTGTACGATCCTGGGCTGCCAGCCATTCGGCATAGGCTTTTGTCGTCTTTCCGAAACACTCGCCGGTCTTGGGATTGATCGGTCCGTCGCTCACGACAAATTCGGAGTCAAAAGCGGTTCTGCCTTCCAAGATCAGCGAGTGAGCTGCGCGGCCGATCAAAAAAGCCTGCGATTCCGGTTCCACATATTCACCCGCCAGCTTTTTTCTATAAAGCTCCGGGCAGTTACGGAAATCACCGAGCATGTGGCTGCTCAGATATTTTCCGGCTTTCGTCTCCGCATGATATTCGTCTGCGGGGATCTGGAGAATAAAGTTTTCGTTGTACATTTTCTTTTTCCTTGTTGTTTGAGAGTGATGATGTCGGGGGCCTCCGAACAAGTATCTTCGACGAAAAAATCAAAGTGGTCTGATTTTTTCCAACTTTTTTTCAAAAACCTTCAGATTTGAACTTGGATCGAATAGTCGGAAGGGTGTTATTGAACAGCTCGTGCTTCGAAATTCCCATTTCCTTTGCGGCTGCGGAAACCGTCTGGCCAGCCAGAATTCTCTTGCACAGCTGACGCTGAACTGGCGGAAGAGAAGCCACAATTGCGCGAATATCCTTTTTGCGCATTTCAACTTCGACGCTGTTTACAGCCGTCTCAATCTCATAGCGACTCTGCGATTCCTCCGCATCCGGGCTATCATAGGGAATGGAGGGAGTATCATTGCCATGTCTGATTCTGCTTTTGTAGAAATCAAACCTCCAGCCTTTTAAGACCTGGCAGGCGAAGGTATAAAAACCTCCTCTGGCCGGATCGTAAGCGGATGTGCACTTAATGATTTTCAGACACATCTCCTGGCAGAGATCGTCAAAGTCATCTTGTCGCAGAGCAGATGTTCCAATCATGTCGGCAGCGACTGATTCAATGTGAGAGCGAATTTCCGGTGTGATGATTTCAGCCGGAACGGACCGATTGGCAGTGTTTTTGTTTGCCATTTTGAACCTCCTGTTCGTGATGTCTCGCGGTCCCGCCGAGTGCGGGATTGCGCGGTCGAGATTTGCGTCTCGGCACATACGGGCAGAAGGTGCAAAAGAAAATCAAAAGAAAACGCACATTTCCAAAATATTATTGATTTTCAGCAGGTTATAAAAGCAAAAAGAAGAAGCGTGCGTGCATAAAAATTACGATCGTGCACACACGCCCCATCGAAGGACAAAAAAGCCCGCTAAGTCAGCGGGCAAAAAAGATGGTGTTTTGATGCGGGTTATTCTATCCCGAAAAACTCATATTGTTTGTTCCAATCTTCCGGGAAGGCCTTTGACATCCTTGCAAGGGAAAGGCTGGCAGGAGCTGTCCCGTTCAGGAACATCTGAATGATTTTCGGGGCCAGGTATGTCAGGCGGATGGTTCGCGCCACATAGGATGAGTCTGTTTTTAACGCCATTGCGATCTCAACCGTTGACTCAAATTTTCCTTCATCTATCAATTTCTGCCACCGGAATCCTCTGGCAATCGCCTTCAGAACTTTCATGTCCCGGTTATCTCCGGCAGCTTCTTCCCCGTCGAGGACCAGCTTTTTGCGTCCACCATGCCGGGTGAAAAAATAGTCAATATGAACCAGAATGTTGCCGTTTTCCAAATTTTCAATTGTTCTCATCGGTCAGCTCCTTTATCAAATCTTTGATCCCACCAGTTCGGAATTCGATGTCCAGGTGATCTTCATAAACATCGACGTGCTCGATCAAAAGGTGCAAAATGCGATATTGCTCAATCGGGAAGATCGCCTGCCAGATTGTCGCAAATTGCTCCGTGTAACGCTTTACTGTATCGGCGTCCAGATCCTCCCCAATCAACTGTTCTTGCACCTGGGGCGATCTCAGCATTTCCTCGATCTGGTCAAGGATGATGCTTTCCAGGTCGTCTGCAGCGACCCGGCGCACCGGGCAGGATCGAACTGCGCGCTTGGTATCAGTCATACATATATAATATAGATATTTGCGGTTCCCCTTCCGGGTGTAATTCGGCCCCATTGATCCGCCACAATGCCCGCACCGAATCAGGCCCTTTAAGGGAGCAACCGTTTCTTGTCGGTTCCTTGCCGGAAGATTCCGCAACGGATCTGCGTCGCGCAAATGCTGCTGGACCTCGTCCCAGATCTTCTCGTCAATAATGGCTTCCTGTTCACCGGCGTAAACCTCGTTTTTATATTTGACTTTGCCGATATAGGTATGATTGCCCAGGAGCCGATATATGTGGGAGCGATTCCAAATGCCGCCGTCCTTCCGCAACTTTTTTGCTTCGTTCAGTTCTGTGCATATCAGTTTCGGAGATCGGGTTTCCAGAAACCTGTTAAATATCCAGCGGACCGTTTCGGCTTCTTCCGGAACAACAATCAGCTTTTTGTTTTCGCTGGTATATCCGAAGGCCACCGAGCCGCCAACCCAGAGGCCCTTTTTCCTGGAAGCGGCCATTTTATCGCGTATGCGCTCTGCGGTAACCTCTCGCTCATAGGCAGAGAAGGTAACCAAAATATTCAGAACCATTCGCCCGGCAGAAGTGCTCGTGTTTATGTCCTGTGTCACGCTGACAAAGCTGACTCCGTATTTATCAAAGGTCTTACTCAGGTCCCCGAAGTCGCAGATTGATCGTGACAAACGGTCGATTTTGTAAACGACCACCACGTCGATTTTCCCGTCCTTAATATCCTCCAACATGCGCTGGAGTCCGGGCCGTTTGGTGTTCCCGCCGCTGTAACCACCGTCGTCGTAGTGATCTGGCAAGCAAACCCAGCCCTTTGACTTCTGACTTGCAATGTAATTTTCGGCAGCCTCGCGCTGTGCATCCAGACTGTTGAATTCTTGTTCCAGCCCGTCCTCGACCGATTTGCGGGTATAAATCGCGCACCGTATTCTCTGTTTTTTATCCATATTATTTTACTCCGAAGAAGGTTTTTCCATTCCAATGCGAACCGGTAATTTCCGTAGCGATTCCTGAAAGCGATCTGAAAACGCGCCCATCGTAAGTGAAGCGCCCATCGCTTCGGACCGTCACCTCGTAATTTTTCCCGCGCCAGACCCGCGACACGCGCGAGCCCGGCAACAGGACAGTTTCCTGTTTGGTCGTGACCTTTATGTTCGCTGCCGGATCGGTGTCGGCAATCACGTTCAGCTCCTGCTGGGCAACATCGGTCAGCCCGCCATAAAAAAGCTCCTGAATTCGGTAGGAGAGCTTTTTCCGCAACGTCTGCGCATGCATGATATTGGTCGGATAACCGTAAAGTTCTTTAAATTTTTCCCGGAGCGCCGGAAGGCCCATCTGCTGAATTTCAATAAGTTTCCTGTTGACATTTGGTGGTGTTTTTACGCCCATGATTTATTTTCCTCATATATATTGTTGATGATCGGTGAACTTTCCTGTTTCATTTTGCGCTGGTTCTCGATCTCCAGCTCATCCTTCCGCAGGCGGAAGAAGATCTGTCTGATGATCCTGATGGCTTCAAAAAATTCTCTTGTTCTCGTTTCCAGATTTTGCATTTTTATTTTGCTCCTTATTTGTTAAGTTGTTAAGCCTCTTTGACTTGCACATACATTTGCTCTCAATGTAAACTAAAGCCAGTCGGAGTTCGTTGTTTATTCAAACTATTTTGTAATGCCTTGTGAGAACTCCCGAAAATTCTCAAAAGGGACGTTCCGCCTGTTTTCCGCAAGTCGCGCAAATG